GGGGAACGACGATGCGCAAGTCAGAGACGACGGAGACGGACCTCATGCTCGGCTTTTGCGCGGCCTTGGCCCAGTCCCCCTTCTGGGAGGATAAACCCGACTTTGACGAGTTCATGACGTCCGATATTCCGGACGAATGGTCTTCCGCTGCGAGGCGCATGTCACATGGTCCAGGCGCTTCCGATTCCGTGATAGCCGCCCACTTTGAAACGATGCTCTGCTCCGATGCATCCAAACTCATTTGGAAAGGCGGAGAGCGCGCAACGAAACTCCTTATGGAGCGCTGGGGCTCGGCCGGTTGCGGCTCGCACGGCCGCACATCCTTTGAGGCCATCATACAGGCAGAATATGCCGGCCGCACATCCTTTGAGGCCCTTATGCAGGCCGAGTATGCGGCTCTCACCTCCCTCGTAGAAAAATGGGACCTCACTCCTCGCCGTGTCGTCATTGCGCCTTAGGGGCTGTCCGAACCATCATTTACCTCCACATCCATCCTGCTTTCAATAAACGTAATGACATAATTCGGAAAGACAATATTTTCAATTGCGTTTATATTATGATTTAGCGTCTCCTCTTCCTCCTCCGTATCTTTAGGGAGGCTATTCGCCCACTTCGTATAAATCCGACGAATATCCGTTACCGGCCTCGCAATCAGTATAAGACTCCTATCATGAATCGGCTTCATCCTCTGCTCCAAGGTCGCCCCATCGTAGCGTATGACGAGTTGCTGCTGCTCTAGAGCCAGACGACGCCAAGCCTGGATAATGTCCAAGTCGGGGCGCTCCCTCAATGCGAGGTCCCAACCAAATTTGTACGGCTGGGCGATGCTATGGTGGTAATACTCGTCCTCAATAAAGTCATAGACGACATCTACGCAAGTTGCTTCCGTCGGCCGCCGAAACACGTTCTTCAGATTCTCGTGTTTCAAGGGATACGCATAGACCTCTTGGAAGACGTCCATGGAATACCCGCACTCTTTCAGGGCGTCAAAGGACCAGTGATTGAAGCCGTGCTGCACTAACCCACGAATGAGGAAGTGGAGTTGGCCGTACGTGAGCTCCGCATTCGTGAACGGGTTTCGAGGAACTTTCGGAACAACAAAGAGGCCAATCGCATTCTGGATTTTCGTGAGGTAGTCACGGAACACGGTGGACGCCTCAAACGCATACTTGCATCGTTGCTGCCAATCGTAAATCTGAATGAGTTTCTGAGGAGTCTCGCCCGTGAAGATATCCTCCTCGTTCATTGCGCGACACTTGTGAATTCTCCAGCGATAGACGAGCTTTTTCATTTGCCAGCGAAACCGCTCATTTTGAGCCAGGCATCGCTGGATTATCTGTAGGGACAGACGGTCTCTCGTGAATGTGCTATATGCGCCACTATAGGGCACGACCAGTGTCATCGGATATGTCACATTCGATTTGATTTTCTCGATATATGCGACGCAGTTCTTATAACTGTCGTCCTCATAGGAGTTGCGCACAGCCTGGAGAAAGGGCTTCATGAATTTCTCCGAATATTTTGTAGGTATTAGAAACCGGCTCTTAATCGTCGGAGCAACTCTGGTCCCCTCTGGCTTCTTTCCTGATTTCCTAATATGCGCAGGGATATCATGATGTCTCCGCAGCTTCTTCTTGTTCACGATTTTCCCTAAATGGAACGCAGCCGTCTCTGACATCCTTCTTGTATATACGGAGGCGCCTAAAAAATATCAATTTTTCGTCAGGGAGTCGCCGATTCTTCAAAGATGAGCAAACCTCGTTCGGACGAATACCGACCACATAGGACCCCCTTTTCGTCGTAGGCCTCCCCAGTGGCCCTATTAATATAATAGGTCGCCTGGTCGTGCACGAGCGGTGTAAGAATCGTCCACGCAGGGTCTCTCGGATTCGGCTCCAACGAATGATGCAGGCATGTTGTATGCTTGGTGGTCGCAGAGTATACGACGGGCTCCATACATGCGGCCACATAGTTCGATTTTCCTGGTAGAGCCGTATAATGGCTGCAGCGCATGTCGAGAAACTCGCCGTCCTGGTCCGCCTCGTCAAAGAGATAGACACCCACCGTCTCGGACGCAAGTGATTTTAGGAGAGGTGCGGCGTCCTCTCCAAGAGCATCCGCAATGTCTCTTGCGAGTTGCTTCGTCTTCGTTGTCAGCGCAAGTTCGAATGCGTCCCAGAACAATTTGGGCACGCCGATTTTATTCATTGGGTGGGAAATTGGCTGCGTCCGATTTTTCCTCCAATTTTTATAGGACGAGATAGAATGTCCGAGCCGGCCGTATGGGGGCCGTCTATGTGGAGACTTTTACATGGACTCGCCGAGAAACTGGGGAAACAGACCACAATGATTCTTATACAGGACGAGCGGCGTGCGTGGTTACATTTTCTGCGCTCCGTAGAAAATGTAATTCCGTGTAAACGCTGCAAACAGCACTATAGAAGCTGGACTCTCAAGAATCGTATAGAGGACGCTACGGTGCGCACAACGGCTCGTGCGTGGCTCTGGGGCCTACACGACGAAGTGAATTCCGAGCGGAAGGTGGACGGGCCGGCTCTAAGTGAGATGGAGGCCATGTATGAAGGTCGGGATGTTACAAGAGACGCCGAGGAATGTTTCGGACATCTTGTAAGAGCCGTCCAACAGCAGCAAATTACCCCCGAATCTTTCCGTAAATTCAAATTCCAACTTTCATTTCTTCGGAAATTCACGAATTAGGCGGCCTTCAATTCGCACATGGTTTGGAAGTCTGTGGCTTTTACAGCCACGAGTTGCTGAGATATTCCGAATATGTCCATGTTTCCTTTTAGACCAAGAGTAGGTGTCTCTATCCACGCAGACCAAATTGCCCCGATGGATATACCAATTGCAACCGCAAATGTGGAAACAAAACTGAACCCCTCTATCATGAACCATCTGTACCCCACCAAAGCAAGTCCAATCAAACTGCACAGAACCATAATCATTATGCAGCGTGTTTTGCGGTTTCTGATTTTTGAGTCTATTTCGCCAACGTTATTATTTATTGGATTTATCTTGTACACTTGCCAGGCATTCAAGACCAGTGCAGTAAATAAGAGGGTGATGTTTATGATCCAATAGGATAAGATTTTATCAGATGTGCCTGTTGGGCCCGGGCCACCGGTGAAGAGTTGATTGAGCGAAAACAGATTTCGTTTTTCGGATGAAAATTTCGAGAGCCCCCATTTCAATCCGCCTACACCAAGCGTCGTTAGAAACATGATGCCCCATATGGATATCATTCCCACATTTCCAAGTGCGAGGCCCAGTGTAAATAGGGTTATCATCGATACGACGGGTAGTAAGTTGTAGACCGTAAATAAGGAACGTTGTATCGAATACAAGACATCCATCCTATTTAGGTAGGAGAACAAACATATAAATCGTCGCCCTCGGCGGTACGTTTCCGAAGCAGAGGAATTCCAAGTAAATTCAAACTCTGTTTGCCCAATATCTTACTGTTCTGGTATACTACGAGGGCCCCGAATAAAAATCCTAGAAGAACACTCACAACAATATTCACGGCACTATCGCATCCGTTATAAAGTCTGTAGGACATCAAAATAAAGATGACCGTTGCGAAAAATATGATAGACACCTCTTTTCTTATAGAGTACTGCTCGCCGTATGACTCTCCAAGAATTTCCAGTTCATCCTTCAGATATATTAAAATACCAACGATGTATGCGGCAATATAGGCGGTGATGAATAAACTGGCGGACAGGTAATTCGGCCTGAACTCCCTGTCAAATATGGATATCGAACGGAGGGTCACATCTGCAAACCCCGTTCGGCACTTGCTCGATGAGAGCGTGTTTCTGCTGACAATTTGAAGACTTTCGTTCAGAATATTCAGACCGTGATAGATTGCCGTACCCTCAATCATGGATACAAAGAAAACCCCAAACGGGTACGAAAGTGTAATGAACGCAATGAACCCCGTACCCCAGAATATGGCGTCGGGGAATATTTGTAATAATCCTTCTGCCGCTTCTGTAATCCAGACCATCCTGTTCAGCCTTAAGGATTTATGCGTACCGTAAACAGGTATGGGAATCCCCTCTTATTTTCGACACTTGCTTCAGCGTTATCCGCAGCTTTTAAAGGACGCCGACGAAAAGACAAAAAGCAATATACTTCTCGTCGATTTCAATTGTCTCATTTATGGCTGTGCGAAATCGTCCAAACTCCCCATTTATACCCATGCTAGTCGGATAGAGTGGGAGGCCGCCCTTCTGAAGGAAATCCGCTCCTATGTGATTCATTTGTGGGGCATCGCCGGTAAGCCGGAGGAGGTCGTTCTTGCGGTCGACGGTGTCGTACCGATGGCTAAAATCCGGCAACAGCGTCTGCGTCGTTTCAAAGGGTGCTGGCTTGCCGGAAAGGAACTGGAGTTGGGTGCACGACTGCCGAGCTATGAAATCTGGGACACGAATTGTATTACGCCTGGGACGGAATTCATGGACCGCCTAGAATGGACTCTCAAAGACCTTGCGTCCACACGGACTGGGTGGGTCGTCAGCTCCGCAAATGAGCCGGGTGAAGGTGAGCAGAAGCTCATGCAGTGGATCCGCGCAAAGGACCCTCGAGACCTTGTGAATAAGCATATTATCGTCTATGGTCTGGACGCCGACCTGATTCTTCTGTGTGTGATGCATGCCGGACCCGATTCCACGTGGTCGATTTTGCGGGAAAAGCAGGAGTTTCTCAAAAGCCCGCTGGTGATTGCGTCCAATCGCCCCCCCTGCCTCCTCCTCTCTGTACGAGGTCTGACAGAGGTCATGTTTCCTGATGTTGCGTGTAGACCTGCGCACATCCGAGACTATATTGCCGGCATGTCCCTTCTTGGAAATGACTTCATACCGCACAATACCGGCATTCATATTCGGGATGCAGGGCATGACCGTCTTGTGGCGGCTCTGGACGCGGTTCATTCGGCCGGCGAGACACTTTTATACGAGGACCAGGCGGACGGGGTCTGGAAATGGAATCGGACCGCCCTCTTGAAGATTCTGGGGGACTGGGCGGCCACCGAGAAGGAGGACATTGAGCACACATTCCAGAAAAAGTACAAGATGCGCCCCCAGCCTCCTCGGTCCCATGCGGAGCAGTGCATGGCGCCCTTGGAGAATATGCCCATAGAGGCCGCAGAGGAGTCTCGTCTCTGGTCTCGTCGCACGGGCGAACTTTCTTCCGATTGGAAGAGCCGCTATTATATGGAAAAGCGGGATCGGTGTCTAACGCCCACGGAGATCCGAGAGAAGTGCGTGGAGTATTTGCGGGGCCTACAGTGGAACATTGACTATTATACGGGCCAGAGGGCGATAAGTCATGAATGGATGTATCCTTGGACATTTGCGCCGCTCTGGTCGGACTTGTATGGCGCCGTGGCGTCCATGGATGCGGGATTACCTACTTTGGCGGCGATGGTAGATGAGCGCCCTCTTCAACCGCAGGAACAGTTATCACTGGTTCTTCCGCTTGAGAGTTGGTGGCTCATTCGTGACGACCGACTAAAGGTCGTTCCGACGAAAATTCCCCATTTTTGGCCGGCGAAATTCGGGTTTAGTACGCTAGGGAAACGGTGGCTCTGGGAGTGTCCTCCCGAAATTCCGATTCTCGTGCCGAAGCGCCTACGCCTTGTCACGAACCAGGGAGCGGTCGCATAGGGAATAGAGGAATAGGGAATTGAACACGGCGGCCATGAGGATTGCAAGAGCAATGAGTACTCCAAATAGGTATCCGACTTTCACGGGAGTTTTCACGGAGGATAGGCGCATAAACATCATGGTCTGGGAAATTATCATGAGAACTTGAAAGGTTGCTGCTGTGACCATCAGTATATACATATAAAAGAACCAGTTACAGAGGGAAGTGTCTGGAATAGAATTTAAAAACGTGTTTATTGCGTCCATCTCTCTCGTATATTTATACGGGATATTTTATGCGCATATAACAATGGGGAATATACATTCATCGTTGGAAATGTTTGATCCGTCACATGTGAGCATATACAAGAAACTTCTACAAATAAACGACCCTGTGGTTCGTGTCCAGATGATACAGACTCTCTTAGCTGGGAATGAGTATGTCCAGTCGGCAAGACGAGCGGGTGTTTATTCGCACCTCTTGGCCTACATGGCACGAGTGAACGCACGAGAGCGCCCTGCGCCACTTCCCGGTGAAACGTCGTATCAGCAACAGCAGCCGCAACAGCCACAGCAGCCGCAACAGCAACAGCAACAGCAACAGCAAATACAAACGTATAAGCAACAGACCACGAGTCCCGCAGCCTATGTGACAAAGCATCGTGGAAACGAAAAAGCAATGAATTATTTCCAGAATTGCCTGCTTGTTCTTGGACTAGAAGAGGAGGTCGCACTAACTGAGGAGGATCTTCGGAAAGCCTATAAAAGGGCTGCCGTAAAAGTCCATCCAGACAAGGGAGGCACCGAACAGGAGTTCGAGGCCGTCACGCGCGCCTATGCGTATTTGACAGATATTCTCAAGCGCATTCACGGCGGGCGCTCAAAAGAGGGTGTTGTGCAGGAGCCGTCGAAGTTGAACGATTCTCGCAAGGCGGAATCCAAGGATTGGGAAATGGTGCAACCTGTCCGACTCAATCCAAAAAAGTTGGACATGAATGCGTTCAATACAATGTTTGAGAAAACACGTATTCCCGACCCGGATGAAGAGGGTTACGGTGATTGGCTCAAGGGGGGCGATAATCCTACAGGTGGTCCAAATTTCGGGGGCAAATTCAATCGGGACGTGTTCAATCGCACATTCGAGGAGGAGTCCAAGAAAAGGTCAATGGCCGGCGGCTCCGCCCTTTCCGCCGTTGTCCCACAGGCGCTCACACTCGCTCCTGGGCACGGTGTAGAAAGCGGCCGAGGCGCTGCGGAAGATTATACGGCTCCTGCCGGTGGGCAAATGCGCTACACCGACCTCAAGCGTGCCTATACCACCGATAGTACATTTAGTAGCCAGGTCGCAAACGTCCAAGTAGAGTCTCGCACATATGACAAATACGCCGAAAGTCGTAAAAAGGCGCCGACGGCACTGAATGACGCCGAGATGGAGGCGATTCAGGCTGCAGAAAAACACCAGCAGCGCCAAGAACAACAGCGGTCGCTCCGTGCGGCCCAGGAAATGGTCCACGCCGACCAGTACTTTCAACGAATGAAACAGGTTGTATTAATGGACGGTACGGCCTCCATGAAGAAATCCGAACGCCACGCTGCGAATTACCCAATGTAAATTCCCCGCCTCTTAGTAGTGTAATATGAAATCCATAGGTCCTCTTACAATAGGTGTAGTTGTTTTAACGGCAGTTCTTGTTGGCTGGGCTTCCGTGGCAGGGGAACGTGATTACGACGTGTTTCAGGACAAAGACAATCTGAAGCGGGGTTCGAAATTGCCCGTTGCCTGGATTTACTTGAATAGTAGTGATGTCAACAGCCGTTCGTGGTATGATTTTATGGACAGAAGTTCCCGAGTCATGAATCTCCCCTTCCTGAATTTGTGTTACGAGACAATTGTGAAATACACAAAGGCCCATTATAGAGTGGAGGTGATTAGCGGTCTTCCTGATTTGGCTGGGCGTCTCGGTGGATGGGAGGCTCTTCCTGAACCTCTGCGGAACCCCGATGCATTCATAAACGGGGCCGAGTTGAGTTGGATTCGGGCGGCGGTCTTAGCGAAATTCGGGGGACTCTGGGTCTCTCCGTCGACCGTATGGATTCGTGAATTGAAACCGCTGCCGAAAGATAAGGTCGTCTTTTTTGGAATGAATGTGGACGAAACATACGCAACAAAGACGTCGCCGCCCGCCCTTGATGTAATATGGTCTCCCAAACCTGAGCATCCTGTTTGGGTTGAATGGGAGAAGGTTGTGCGAGAGCGGCTGAATTTCCGTGTAGGGGGGTCTGAATTCCGGCAGGATGCGCAGGCAGATTTCGAGAGGACGGCCAAACAATTCCCCGAGGAAATACAGGTCATACGCCTTCCGGAAATTTCCAGAAAGGGGGCGAATCGTCGGCGGATTGAGTTGGAGGACCTGATTACAACTTCGGGAAGTACACATGCGTCGTTTAATATTCCCGAAGATGCAATGTATTTGCCGATTCCGTTGGAGGAATTGTTGCAGCGGGAGAAATTCGGGTGGTTTCTTCGAATGAGTGAGGACCAGATCCTAGAAAGCGACATGGTCATTAGTCATTTATTTAGAAAGGCATTAGCCTGATAGCCTGATAGCCTGATACTAGTCAAAATCCACCTGCAAAATTGCACCACTCAAATCGTGTACGGACCGACAGGGTTGTATTTGATACAACATTGTCTTTTCTCCCTTATAAAGGCGCTCCTCTTTTTCCAGACGGTGATTATACAGATGCAAAATGTGGCGAAGAAGTGTGATGGGTGTTACATCGGTCCACCGATGAATAAACCGTTTCGCCTTACATGGTATATAGTATGATTCTAAAAGGGGCAGCCATTCCTCCATAGAGCCGAGTTGAATTTCATCCTTGGAAAACCACCGAAGGTCGTGAAATCCTAGAAAGCCCATCTCACGCAAGACCGACTCTATGAACTCTCGTGAAGGCTCTTTCCGAAATAGTTTTATTGGCTTCGTTGACATCCCCTAATTATTTAGGAGATTTATCATTAGCCCGCCGAGTACTCGGCTCTGATGGCTAGAACAAAAAGATTAACTCACTCCAATATCATAAGGCCACTCTGTGGCCTTATGTATGGGGAGTACTTAACTTTAGTACTAGCTGTCACCCAAGAAATAGCCGCATCATATCCAGCGTATGTGTTTTTCCCTGTGCGAAATTCATCCAACCACGAATGAGAATTTCGTGAATTTCCTGTGAAATTTCGGAGGGAACAAAGGTAAACATCTGAAACGACGAATCGAGTTCGTGCAGGAAATCCTCGTAACTTAGCCCCGTCTTCCACAACTCTATAAAAATATGAAACATCTCATCCGGTTTCCGATTTATAAATGCAAGTAAGAGATTATAACACAGAGAGAATGATGGGGCGGAAAAAAGGCTCAACATATCCTCCTTTGTCAGCTCCTCTACTTCCCTATCCTTGTAGTAATTCACTAAAATACGCATACAATTCCGAATTTCCGTAGGAGTCGATACAATCGATATCAAGATTTCAATGAATCGGTTCGAAAAGTCGATGTGTTTTGTGCCATATTTCCCTATAAAATGCCGTACTAAATCCAGTGGGGGCACCGTGTTTAGTTCCACGTGCATACAGCGTGAACAAATCGGCTGTATCAAATCATTCTTGTAGCGGCTGCAAAAGATGAACCTCGTGGAGTGTGCGTGTGTTTCCATCGGGCGCCTGAGTGCCTGTTGTGATATAATCGGCAACGAATCCGAGTCGTCAATGACAATCCAGCGATATATTCCAGGAGTGTTGGATGTGTGCTTCACGAACTCCGTAACAGATTGGCGGATACAGTGAATACCCCTATCTTGCTCCGATGAAAGCCAGAGTATAGAGTCGCTCGTCGGTTTTACTCCCCTGTTTTGGAAATACGCAGAGATGAATTCGCGCAGAAGAGTCGTTTTTCCGGAGCCGTAGCCGCCTGATAGGAATAAATGCGGCGGGTCATCTAAAACTTTGTTCAATAGTTCCAATGGCTTTTCTTGACCTATTAAAACGGTTTGCATCCCCTGTTTTTCTAATACATGCTCACCTTTATACCGCCAAGTACTAGACAGTACTCCTATCGTTGGCAGCAACAGTGGTCTAAGGCTAGGCCAATCTACAGTTGATAGAATGCCATCTTTGTACGAGGAGTTAGGTGTAGAGCGAACGGCAGATCCCCAGGAAATTCGCAAGGCCTATTTGAAATTGTCAAAGACGCAGCATCCCGATAAGGGCGGAGATGCGGAGCGGTTCAAAGTGATTCAGAATGCGTACGAGGTCCTGTCTGATGAACAGAAACGTGCCATATACGACCAGACGGGACAGATACAGGGCGACGAGATGCAAGGACAGCCTGGTGGAATGCCGTTCGGTTTCCCATTTGACTTGGGCGCAATGTTCGGAGGAATGGGTGGAGGAATGGGCGGATTTCCGTTTGGTGGACCCGGTGGACCGATGCAGAAAAAGCAAAAAGGAAAGAAGGCGCCTCCGAAAATCCACGAGATTAATCTCACTCTAAATGATTTCTTCTATGGAAAGACGATACAGCTTAAGTTTGCGAAGCAGCGGTTCTGTGAGAAGTGTAAGGGGGATGGCTCCGATTCTCAGCAGACCTGCAAAGAGTGTAATGGGAGCGGCAGCGTCGAGCATCATATGATCATTGGCCCAGGTATGCATGCAGTTTCCAGGGGTCCGTGTGCTCCTTGTGGAGGGGCAGGAAAACGTGCTTCGGGGACTTGCTCGAAATGCCGTGGGGCGAAGTTCAGCAATCAGGAGAAAATACTGAAAATCGACATCGAGCCCGGAATGAAACCGGGTGAGACGATGGTATTCCAGGGGGAATGCTCTGACCATCCGGATTACGAGGAGGCTGGGGACGTGCACATTGTTTTACGAGAGGCTGACGAACCGTCTGCCTTCAGCCGGATAGGGGACGACCTCACCATCACGGCGGGAATAACACTGAAGGATTGTCTCCTTGGCTGTCAAAAGACGCTGGAGGGCCACCCCGCACATCCGAAGGGAGTCATTGTGAATATCCCGCCGGGCACAATACGGGGTGATACGGTCACCATTATAGGAGAGGGAATGCCTTGTCGTGGTACTACACGGCGAGGCAATCTGCAGTTGATAATTTCGATGGATGTAACTGCGGGCGAAAAGGAGCTTCTTCGCACGGCGTCTAGTGGTCTTTCTGCGATATTTACATAGGCGCAAATGCGCTAGGATTTTTCGCAAGATTCCATTCGGGGTTCATTGCACCCTCCGCATGTCTCGCCGAGTTACCGGAAAGGAGCATACTGGGAGAAGAAACGTCGGCGCCTTCTAGGGCCCCACCACACTGTCCGCGACGGCGTCCACGGCTCTTACGCCCACGGCTCTTACGCCCACGGCGACTGCGACGGCGCCCGCCGTTCATATTCGAATTCGAATTCGAGTTACTATTGTTGTTATTCATATTCCCGCCACCATGACGGCGACGGCCACGGCGACGAGCCCCGCCCGCCTGGTCCGACATACCCTGGATTTCACGCAAAGCCTCCAATGTGCCACCGGTGCGCGCAGCCGTTACCATAGACTCGGGGAGCACCTCGCTCTGGAAAGCGGGGGCGCCCATAAGGGGAGAGCCGCCGCCATGCTGGCCTTCGTGTAACACACCGTATTCCTCACCCTGCTTTAAAGACATGTTCATCGGGCCATTCATGCTCGCATCATTCACGTCTGCCGGCGATAGATTTCTCCATCCGCCCTGCATTCTGCGTCTAGAGACACGCCGCCCCCTCCGTTTCGAAAGTCTGCGCATATTTTTCGAAGACCGCCTTGGCATTTCTATAATACGCAGATATTTTAGCGTCAAGTATCACCAATTACTTAGATTAAGTACTTGGCGGTATTTTGTAAATCCTGGTCTAATGCCATCTAAGAATCCCGCAGAGCCGGTGCCTGTATTCTCCGCTTCTGGATCTTCCCAGAGACCAAGTAAATACTATTCTCCGTCAAAATGATATACTCCTCTCCCACCTTGTACACCTTCTTAATGAGACTCGTAAACTCGTCGCTCGACTTGACCAGCATTTTCTCCTTCGTCTCCTGGTCCTCTCCCATGAACGCCTTGCCGGAGTGCGTGTCTAGATAGTAATCAAGTTGAATAGGCATGTCATGCTCCATTGCAAGTTTCGCAGCTTGTACCAGCAGTTGGACGGACGGGTTAACACTAGTCGAGGGGGGTGAAGCCATATTGAAATCTGGAATAAAGAAGGAAAGGGTGTTTAATAAAAATACGCAGGAAGTGTTTAGGTCTAAGAAGCCGGACGAGTAACTTCGGTCGAGTGCGTTCGAATTATATTGTTTATGAATCCGTAGGCTTCGTCGAGTTGCTTACGAGTGCGTGCGCCCGTAATAATAATGGAACCAGTCTGAAACACTGCAATCGTAATCCTCTTACAGGCCCCTGTCTTGGTTCCGTCTCCCTGCCCCGTACAGAACCGGGGACAACGGCAAATACCTTCACCAATCGGATAAGAGTCGTTGTAGTAATATTTCGTGTTTACTCCCTGATATATTGTCGTCTCCAATGTGCTAGACAGATTGTAGGTCCCGCAGAGAATTTTATGTAGTTCCGTGCGTTTCGCAAGTGCATTCATCTTATAGTCGCTGTTTAAGAGCTGGACATTGAACACTTTTATAGTAAGCGGCTCCGTGCTAATAGGCGTCTCGAGGCGGTTGAATATGTCGATAACCTGTTGCGCAACCTCCCGTGAAAACTCCTCGTCCGTAACACCGGTCATCTGAAACCCCCCGTTCGCAAAGAGTTTCATGTTCACTTCCTTAAAATCCCCATTGTCGTTCCTGATTTTTCGAACGACGATGGTGCTTTGGTTGAAGAAGGTCTTGTCGCTTACTCGGCGCTTTGTCAGGAGGTCTCTCGCCGAGAATCCGACGACCTTGTTTTCATACTCCATTTTTAATATGCCCTCTGCGGGATATCCAATCGGAATGACATGCCGGTCGATTTGTGAGAACAACTTGGGGAGCTGGATTTGACTACCCAAATGCCCTGTTGTAACGAGTGTGGAGATTCTTAAAGGTGTGAATACGAGTTCCGCCATTTTGGTTTAAGTGGCACGAACAGAACCCTCCAATTTTTGTTTGACGAATCGGTTTATCCAGTTCGAAAGTAATTTGGCCCGCTGACTATTCGGGATATTCTTAACGAAATCCGTCTCACTTATTTCCAGAATGTGTGTCATTGCGGCATGGTCCATGGATTTCGTGTAATGTGCACAGAAGATACAAAACATCGCAACGTCGGGGAATGTCCATTTATGGAGTAATTCGATAAACAGATTGCTCATTTGTGATGGATGTGTCGTAAAAATGTCATTCCATAATTTCGCACAGTCGTTTATTTTTTTGGGGTTCAACATAAAAAAGCGTATGTCCCCACGATGGAACAGAATATCAATTCCGGAAATTTCGTAGGAATCGTTGTTTAAAATCAGCTTCATACGGCTATTGAAGTCGACCATTTTGGGTGCTTCGAAAGGTATAATAAGGAATTTGTGGAGAATGGAACTGTGAATGCGGGAAATCGAGTTGCACAAGAATATCAGAATTATTTTTTCGGGTGATTCGTCCAAAAGGGGGCGCAAAGCAATTTGCGCCTGGTCAGTCAATGTCTCGGCTTCGTCGAATACGATTATTTTCGGCGCCGTATTTGTTGGAAAGAATGCGCTGAATGACGAACGGACGAAAGGGTAGACCCGACTTCTTACAGCATCTAGACCACGCTCGTCGCTGGAATTCAAAAACAGTACTCGTCCAAACACCGTGTTTTTCTTACCGTGCATGGCGTCTACGAAATATCGGACAGATGTCGTCTTTCCAGAGCCAGGAGGACCTATCATAATCATATGTGAGCGTGCGCCAGGATTTTCTAACATAGTTGTTAAAAGAGTCTGTATTCTTATAGGAAGACCAAGGTTCTCCATTTCTTTTATAATAGAATGTTTGTTTAGACCTGAAACGAGTGGGGGAGCGGTACGAAATTCGGCTTAAACCTCGTAAGTCGTTCATTACTCAGGAAATGCCATCAGGACAACGTCGCACAAAGAAAACTGTCGTAGAAGAGGATACTGTACCAACTGCAAAAGTGAAAAAGCAGAAAAAGCCGGTGAACGTGGTTGCGGTGGTCACACCGAATGGCATACAGGGCAGTTTTCAAACGGAGCATAGGCGCCCACTTATTGCACATTTGCTCGTAAAGTCGAATGAGGTCGTGTTCCACGAAAAGGAGAACGAGGGCACGGAGCCGATGCCGTACGACCCGAACGACCAGAGTATGTTTATGGTAGGCCAAGAGGAGGTTACTTCCACAGAGGCGCGTGTGACGGAACCGGTCGAAAAGGAGAAGAAGGAGATTTATGAAACGGCGACCACAGAGTCACGGCCCCTGCAATGCTTCACGAAACTTGATTTGATGGTGCAATACAAGAATAACCCTGGACAAAAGGAGATACCCAAATCGGTTGATATTGCCTGTTTCTGGTGTGCGCATACATTCGACGGCCAACCCTGTATTATTCCTGAGAGGGAGGTGCATGGGGTGTATATGATTTATGGGAATTTCTGTTGTCCGCAGTGCGCATTTGCCTATTTGCTTCAGGAGACCCTGGACCCCCATGTGCGCTGGGAGAGAATCGCACTGTTGCATCGTATTTATGATAAAGAGGGGAAGGGGCGCATGTTTCCTGCTCCGTGCCGTGAATCGTTGAAATTGTTTGGTGGGCCTCTGACGATAGACTCGTACCGTGCAACGATTGACAGGCATTATGTTCGGGTCGATATACATATGCCGCCTATGGTGAGTATTTTGGGGAGTATTGATACGAAGCCGATTGATTTCTTCGATTCGAGTATTCGAAATACCATTGTCGGGGGCAGTCTACAAAAGGAGAATACGGTTCGAGCGCAGGAGGGACTTCGTCTAAAACGCTCGAAGCCTTTGAAGAATAAGGAAAGTACGCTTGATTCTGTCATGAGTATAAATATTCGGAGGGGCTAAAAATTGAGGAGCGTTGGGGTCCCTGGAAATATATAAGAGAGGATGAATACACTGGTTCGTACTTTGTTCCGCTCATTGGAGCAGTCCATCCACGAGCGTCTGGCGATGATTGAGGATGTAATTTCCGGCTTTGGTGCGGAAAAGGAGGCGAGGGCGAGTGATGAGAAGACTGCGGAGCTGACGAAGAAGATTGCGGAGTTGGAGGAGCGTATACGCCTGCTAGAGAAACCGAGCGCAAGTCCGGCTGCCGCAAACTCTGGCGTTTGGATTGATGCACTAAAGGATTTGGAAATCGTTCTTCCGAAGGCTGTGGCTGTTCCTGTTGTTCCTGTTGCGGCTCCTGTTGTTCCTGTGATTCCTGTTGCGCCTGTTGTTCCTGTTGCGCCTCTTGCTCCTGTTGCGCCTGTTGTTCCTGTTGCGCCTGTCCCGGTTGCAAAGGTTATTATAAATACGGTAAAGGAGGAGGTGGAGCTCGTAGAGGAGGAAGTCGAGGAGGAGGTCGAGGAGGAGGTCGAGGAGGAGGTCGAGGAGGAGGTCGAGGAGGAAGTCGAGGAGGAAGTCGAGGAGGAAGTCGAGGAGGAAGAGGACGTGCTTGAGTTGGAAGAGATTACCTTCAAAGGCAAGACATACTGCAAAGACGCCAACAACAATATTTACGATGCGGCGGGGGAGGATCTGATTGGTGTGTGGGACGTTTCACGGCAACGAGTACTCTTCAAGCGCCCCCTATAATATTTCCACTCAATAGAGGGGTATGACAACATTCTATCCGGTATGCGTAACAATCGCATTCTTCGTTGCACTCTTAATCTTTGATGTGATGGATAGGGCTCCTGAAAGAGTCAACTCACACATTTTTTTAGGTCTCATAACAACGTTCTTAATGTTGTACTTATCCTTTAAAGACATGGAGACCGTTTCCTGGGGCCTTCTTCTCATTCCTATAGTCGTCTTGGTTACCTCCTATTTCTTAGGCTACGTTCAACCTGCAACGGCAACTGTCATGTCCAGCCTAGCAACAACCCCATCACCCGCCTCAAATTGCGAAGCAGCGCCGACCATTTCTAATCCCGAAGCAGTTGTAACTGCACGAAAAATAGTAGCGGATGCGAAATTGTGTAATGCCTGAAGCTAAAGGCCTAAACCTTTTCGTAAAATTTCACGTAGAATGCGTGCCGCCAGTCTAAGATGTATGTTGTCCACGATGCTTTGTTGTAATACAGCAAATCATAGACTACAGTCCGCTCTAAAGCGCCTATATGAGTCATTTCTATATTGCATCAGCCCGAGAATGTACATTTTCTTCGAAGAATACTCAATGCCCTTCCCTTTATTTTCAACGATTCTCGACACGAGCATCGCAGCAAAACCTACAGTTGTTTTCAATGCAGATGAATCTGTATTTTTACCCTATGTTCCATGGAAGTCCTTTGCGGAAATATGCATTTATAATCGGAAAAATAAGTTTCCGATTCTTTCTATGGAAGTGATTGATGGCGACGAGAGATGCGTAAGAGATTTGACGGATTTTGTAGAGGGTCTCCGCTACGTCTACATTCCTGATATGGAAACGCCTACTGTTTCCAACATCATTTCGGCGTGGTGCATTGTCCATTCGATTCCCCTAAATCGGGAAAAACTGTCTGTACGCTATATTACAATCAATGGGGATGAAGTAACAGTTTCTCTGATTGATACAACTCCTATAGCGGAGGAGCCGGTAGATCCCGTGAATCAGGCCCCCCCGTCGCCGAGCAGTGATTAAGCGGCAATGGGTCTAAACCATTGTCTCTCTATACGTATAGAGGTCTATGGCTAATCTTACAGCAGCTTTGCCAACCGGTACGTGGACATTGTATTACCACGCACCGAAAGAGAAGAGATGGTCCATTGACACATTTAAGCCTATTATGAAAGTCTCCACGCTGGGAGAGACGCTGTCTATCTTCCGTGAAATGGGTGATAAATTGAAACGAGGCATGTACTTTTTTATGCGCGACCCTTCTCCTCCACTGTGGGAGAACTACCAAAATATCCGTGGGGGGAGTTATAGTGTGCGGGGAGGCGCCGATACAGGTATAGAGATTTATAAGCATTATGTTATAAGTTCTATGCTGAACATGTCTGTAGAGAGTGCGGATGACATGATTGCTGGAATCAGCGTGAGTCCAAAAATCATGAATGGTCCTAATAATACGTCCAAGATTGGGTTCTATGTAATCAAGATTTGGAACAAGGATTCGTCCAAATTCAATCGGCCGGCGAGTCTGAATCTAGTGCATCCGAAGCTGGTTCCTTCGGATATTATGTACACGCCGCATACGGATAAGAAGATGTGATGATCTTTTTTAGAAAAAAAGATCCCAAAAAGGACTTTTTAAAAAAAAGTCCCCAAAAAGGGCTTTTATAAAAGTCCAAAGTTCACATTACCCCCTGCTGCTTGTTCTTCATAGGCGCAAGCACCAGTTTCACCTCACCCAGATTCGCAACCGTATAGCGCAGAATCAGCGGGTAGTCATTCTTCAAATATAGTTCAATAGACGGGCATAGACTCGTGCACTTTGTGAACAACACAAGATGCTTCAGCTGGAAAATTCCCTGGACAATTTCCGCAGCCGACCCAGCCGACTTATGCACCTTCATATTGGACGTATTGTTCTCCGAAATAATCGTCTCCTGCTCCGCAAAATCCCCGAAGCACTTGAAAATGAGGTCAGAGGAACTCGATGTAATCTCCACATCCAGCTTATCTCCGAGCGCATTCATGTCCCGGCAAATCTTCTGGAGGTCCGTGCTCGGCATGTGAATAATGCTGGTGAAATTCAGGCTGGGAATCTGAATGTCCTCTACATCCGTGTCGAACAACTTCAGGAAGTAATTCGTCATCGTGGACTTCTCGGAATTCTCCATACGGATCCCCAGCTTATTCGGATTGTTTGCGGGTAGGTACATTGTGAGGGAATCGTTATTCCCCATGGTCTTAATGAGCTTGAAGAAGTATATCATGTTCACTCCGAGGACGTGCTTTGCAGGGCAGAAATAGTTCTCGAAGCGGTCGGAGTGTAGGCGGAGATACACTAGTACAGTGTGTGTCTCGTCTACGGCCATAATCTTAATGCCCGTAGAGTCAAACTCCAGGTTCGCCTCCGTGAGAATCTCCTTTAGGGCCTCAATCAGTGTCCGGAATGCTCCGGACTGCACAGTTCTCACCTCAAACAGATTTCCGTTTGCGTTCGTTTGAAGGGCGAGGGACATTCTTCTATGTGCGTATTTTGATAAAATCTTTAGGCGTAAAGCGCTACCCCGAGTTTGGCTCGGGGTAGCGCTTTGTGCCGCCTTTGGTCAGGCGTAAAGCGCCCCTGGGCTACCGCCCCTTCCTACGACTACGCCTAGTCTTATAATTCTTAAATAACTTCACAGCATTTATAATACATGGTGTAACAAACAAATACCCGGACTTCAACAGATTCCCCATAACAGATGGGTAAAATCCCCCAGACTGCGCACGTCGTCTATATGTCCTAGCGACCATCTTACTATTCCTCAACATTTATATTGAACATTGACAATACGAGATAAAGGACTCGGAATACAGGCCCCTCATAAATAGCATCGTCTTCCATCGTCTGGTATAAAACCAAAAAAATATCCCGGAACTTTTTTCCACGAATACCCGTCTCGCCCGAGCGCATTATGTAGGAATCTACCGCAGCCGTTTAAACCAACATGGCCGCAAGAGTCTTGCTCAACCCGATATGCTCCGCTGAATCGTATATTGTCGTATCATGGAGGGTCGCCATGAGTAATGCGAGTTGCCTTTTCAACGCCTTTCCAGAAGGGGCCGCCTGTACGAAATCTCCAAAAGCATCGTCCAAGGTTGTCTGCACCGTCGAGGGCGGCGGAGTCTCTTCGTCCGCAGACTCGGCCACCTCCTCCTCTTCCTCTTCTTCCTCCTCTTCTTGGACCACATATACCTCTGCAACCGGCTCAGATATCGACTCCTCAATCTGCGGCTCAACTGACCTCAGAACCGC